AGTTTAGATATAATGTCTAATATTACAGATAATGTGCGAGCTATAGCAAAAGACCTTGCTGAATATGTAGAAATTAAAACTGGCAAAGCTTCATCTCCCTCATCTCCTTCACTCGATACAAGTAGTAAGTCGCTTTCTCCTACTCCTAAAATTGACTTTGTTAGTGGTGAGTCAAAAAAACCAGCAGAGAAGAAAAAGGGGTTTTTTGCTAAAATGTTTAAAATGTTTTCTCCCGGCAATATAATGAAAGCACTTATGGGATTAGCCATAATTGGAGCTATTGTGGGTGTAATGTATCTACAATTCAAAGAAGCATTTACAACTTTCTTTTCAAATATTTGGGAAAGCATAAAAGAAGGCCTTGATAAAATTGGCGAATGGTTTGGTAATTTATTTGACGCTGCTGGAGAGTTATTATCTGGTCTTGGTGAAAGCATAAGTGACTTTCTGGCACCATTAATATCAAAGTTTACTAGTTTTGTTTCAGGCATCACTGATTGGTTTTCAGATAAATTTACTGCAATTAAAGAATTTCTAGGTTTAAGTAAAGCGCCTGCTCCAGGCGGAGGACCTGATAAAGCTAATAATAACACTACAGTAGATAACGAAAATGTTCCTGCTCATATGAGAAGTGCAAAAAAAGAAGTTCCAAAAAAAGAATTTGTTCCATTGTCAAAACAAACTACGCCAAATCCAGAAGGTGCAAAAAGATTACTGGATAATCGTGCTGAAACAATAAGAATTCGAAATGAAAAAATAGCTGCTGGAATAACAGACCCAAAAGAATTGTATAAAAGAAGAAAGCCTACTAAACGAAAAAAAGGTAAATCGCCATCAAGTGTTACAAATGAAAGACCAGTAATAGACGGAGAGGCTAGTTCTACAATTCCTACTCCAACATCATCTTCAGGTGGTATGGATGATGTCAAGGCGATGGTAATGCAACATGAGGGTGTAAGATATGAACCTTATAAGGATACCAAAGGACTGTGGACCATAGGCGTTGGTCATCTAATTGGAGATGGCAAATCACTACCAGAAGAATGGGATAGAAAGTTTTCAGAAGAGGAGATATCGAATCTATTTGATGAAGATTTTTCTCATCATAAAAAAATAGCAGAACGAACACCTGGATATGGAAAAGCAAATGAATCAGGCAAAGCAGCATTTATTGACCTTGCATTTAATATGGGTAAATGGTGGCCAAAGTGGCCAAACACATCAGATGCTTTAAATCAAGGTAACTTTTCTTTAGCTGCAAATGAGTTACAAGATAGTGCATGGTATGGTCAAGTTGGTTCAAGAGCAGATACAGTGGTTGGTCTTGTTGCATCAGCAGGTTCAAGTCAAGGCTCAACACTTGCTTCTAATTCTAATGATAACTCTGTTCAGAAAAGAGGTATGGGAAGTGGTGGCGAACAAACGATTGTAAACTCTGGAACAGTAAATAATAATACTGTTGTTAAAAATGAAGTAGTTGTAGCATCTAAACAAGAAAACACAGGACAGTTAGTAAACCGAATATCATAATTGCCTCTATTGGTACCACGCTATGATATACTAAATAAACCTATGATTATTAAAAAGATATTACTTTTTTTAGTATTATTAAGTATCGGGTTAATTGCAAGAGCCGATGCTAATCCTGATTTATGGCCTTATGTTAAAGAGAGAATGTTTGAAGATAGGGTTATCACTGAAGTAGACTTTCTTAAGATTGATGGTCCAAAAAGAGCATCTAGTGGCGCTCAAGTTCCAATCAACATAAAATTAACAAAAACTCCCAATATTGAAATACAAAAGATATTCCTAATCATCGATGGAAATCCTATTCAACATGCAGCTACATATCACCTTACAAATCAAACACAAAACTTAGACCTATCAACTCGCATTAGAATGGAGACAGATTCTTTTGTTCATGTTGTTGCTGAAGATACTAATGGTAAATTATACATGAATAATGTTGCTATAAGAGCATCAGGTGGTTGTAGTGGTTATATGAATAGTCAAGACCCTGAGATGACTAAAGATTTAGGTAAGATTCTAACTAAATCTAAAAATGAATATCTAACAACTCGTATCAAACATCCTATGTTTACTGGTTTACAAAAAGATTCAATTAATGGTTGGTATGTACCAGAATGGATTGTTAAACAAGTTCGTTACAATTTTAATGGTGAAATAGTGTTAGTTGTTGAAAATGGTATTAGTGTAAGTCAAGACCCATATCTTAAATTTAACTTTTCTTCTGAACAGTCTGGAACAATGACAATTAAAGCTTCAGATACGAAAGGTCAAATCTTCCTTAAAACTTTAGAACTCTAGGCAAAAAGAAACCCGCCGAAGCGGGTCTCAATATAACCAAAACAGGAATTATCCTTGTTCTGCTAAGTTCTTAAAGTAATCTAAATCATCATCAGTACCAGAAGATGCAATTGCTGTATCTACTTGATTTAGAGCAGATGAAACTTCTACATCTGATGGCGCTGGTGCTATTGTATCAGCCATCACTTCTTCTGCTATAGTTCTTGGTGCAGCTTCGCCTTGAAAACCTAAAACCTTATCTAATCTTGTTTTAAGTTCATCATAAGATTTAAAGTTTTTAGCATCTAAGAATTCTTTCAATGAATATTCTTGTTGCCATACAGCTTCAAGTTTTTCATCGTTGCCTTCCATTAAAGCTACTTTATCACCAAATTCAGATTTATCATAGTTACGATAACCTTCTACATTACGAATCTTTAATTTAAAGTTGGCACCTTCCCACAAATCAAATGGATTAACAGCCACTTCATCTGCAAATTCAGGATTCATTGCTTCAGTAATTTTATCAAAGATTTTCTTACCAAATTTATAAAGGCGTATTTGACCTTCATTCTCTGGTCTGCTTGGGTCTGAAACTACCATAATATTAGCGACATAATGTAGGCGCCTTTTTTGTTTACGAGCAATTTCTTTGTTTGCTTCAATACCAGAATTCCATAATGTTGAATTGTATTCAGAAACAGGGTCTTTTTGATTGAGAGTTGTTAATGAGTTCTCAATGTACCAACCTCCAGTTCCTTGGAATCCATGAGAGAAATATCTAACCCATGGTAGTCCGTCTTCGCCATCGACCGATGGTGCAGGTAAAAATCTAATAACGGCCATTCCGTTACCAGCTTTGTCTACATCTGGAGTCCAGAATCGTGTGTCTTCTCGGGAGTTTGAATCAGTTGAGGCGGTTGTTGCTGTTATTGCTTTAGTTAGTTTATCTAAGCTAGAGCGATTTCGTTTTAAATTTGCAAAACTTGACATATCGTATTTTCCTTGTATAAGTTGTATGTTACTTCGTTTATTGTATAACTATTATCCACTGTAAATCATAATGTATAAGTTATTTATGCTACTTATTCCCAATGGTTTTATTAAGAATAAGTCTATATTTTACTACATCTTTTGGTAGAAATGCGGTAAACTTTAGAACTTTTTTTCTAAACTCAGGCCAATATATTGTGTCTTGAATTTTCTCACTCCACATTGGTAGAAAGTTTAGAATAGAGTTCAATAGGCAAAAGGTTTCAATCTCAATATCACGCTGTAAAGCCATAGTCAAAAGTTTGGGATATTCATCTGTTACCTTAATCAAGTCATTCGGATTAATTACATCTCCAAATAACTTTTTACAATCACTCTCGAAAGTATATGAAAGCGATTGTAAAATCTTTTTGTGTTTTTGATATCGTTGGTTAGATTCTTCAGTCAACAAGTCACCGACCCAAACATTGTCTTTTTCAACAAAGTTATGGACAATGTATTGTATCATGTCATCTCGGTTTTCGTGTTTTCTGGAAAGTTTGTAGAAGTGATATTTGTCTTTTCTATTCTCAAATTGTTCAGTTGTGGTTCTTACCTTACCATTATATTTAAAGAAGTCAAACTTCTCAGTGGTGAAGTGTAATTTTAAAGCATTAAATAAGATGTATGTATCGTAACCAGTCATATAATTAGGGTGGGAGTTTTAAAGAGCTCTCCCAACTCTATAATAAATTGTAATTACTTAATTAAGTATTTACCACCAGCCGGTTAATTTACCGAGCCAATCCACTGCTACAACTGCAACTGCTACATTTAATATTAAATTAAAGTCTAAGTTTAAAGGCATAGTAGTTTCTCCTATTATTATAGTTTTGGTTTGTTATTTTTATGAGATAACAATGGGGAACTCATATAGGTAAACGACTAAATCTACTAGACTTTTCTTTTAACATATTGTTGTCCAATGCATCACACTCTATTCGTGATTTGAGGTTAGCATTACATAGTGTTGCCGCTACTTCTATTTCTAATCCTGTTTCTTTACAATAAGCTGCTATAGCTTCAATGTAATTGTAATCTGTTTTTGAAACTAAATCATGTATCTCTTTAGCGAACTTCGCCATCTCATCTTTTGTTGCCATAATTATTTTTTCGCTTTTGAGTTAGTGTTTCGTGAATAAGCATATGATACACATACAGCATCAATCTCTGATGCATAAGCACATCTGACTGATAGTGGGTCAATTCCTTTTGATATTGCATCATCTATATTTTTAGACATTAATATTCTGTCTTGTGTTACATAGTAGTTATAAGCACCTACAACCGAAAGAAGAATAATGGTAAAACATACAACTGTTACAATATATAAAACTGATGATTGATTCATAATTTACTTCCTATAGAATATGTGTTTGCCAATTACTGCAACTTTATTCATATCTTTACGCCATAGTGGCTTCACATAGTTTGCATGGTAGAATAACGAACCTTTTGAAGGGTCTTTTAAACTATCATGATTAGCATAAACATTTATAGCTAATTTGATAATGGTATTATACATGGTTTTGTTATGTCTTGTCAACCACTCCATAGGTTCTTTGCCTTCACAATACCATGAGAATTGGCAACCTCTAGGATTCTTTTGTTTGACCACACTACAAATATTATTTGGATAACTTTTACTCTTCACTCGGTTTAGAGTAACGAAAGCCACAGCAACTTGGCCATTCAATGGCTCATGTGCTGATTCGTAAAATATATTTTCAGCTAAACACATTACTTGTTGCTGTGCTTTAGGTATTAATTGGTCAAATGTTATGTTATGTTTGAAGTCGGCTCTTACTAGAGCTTCAGTTTGAATTGCTTTTGAACTTAATTGGAATATTAAAAATACTATTAATATTGCCAAAAGCGTTGGAATAATAAAAATCACTTTACGCATACATTCTCCTTTGTAATCGAATGTTTCTTTATTTATGACCCCTAGGTAGTCTAAAATGACTTAACTAGACTTCCACAGGCCTCACAAAGAACTATATTGGGTTTTTGTTGTATAAACCCACACTTTTTACACTTTTTCTCATCTTCTTTCTTGCCAAAGATTCTTTCCCAGCCATCATCATAGCTTTTAGTATTAACTTTGCTAATTAGATTGTCACCTGTTATTTCATTTTTACCGGCCATTGTCAATTAAAATAAGTCTGAAATACGGTAAATAATCCTAATAGTACAACTACGCCAGCACACAATTTTAGAGCCAATGAAACAAATCCACTACCAAGATAGACGGCAGCTGCTATTGCAATTACTAACCAAACATCAGACAATTCACCTTCAGTTAAGTTTTTTGGTATCTGTTCAATGTATTCTTTGACCGATGGAACTTCTTCGTTTATAATAGGCATTTCTTATTTCCTCATAATGTAG